GTTTTGTAGCTAGACCTATAAACATTAATTATGAAATCAACTTTTGGTGTAAATATAGAGCAGATATTGATCAATTATTAGAACAATCTAGATTACTGTTTAATCCAGAGGCTTCTATTAATACGCCTTTTAGTACTCTAACAAAAGGGTACATTACTGGAGAAGTTGATAATTCCGAATTGTCTGTTGGGGATACTGCGGATAGGATCGTTAAAAAGAGCCTATCTGTCACGGTGGAAACTTATGTTCCTAGTCCTAAATTTTTAATAACTTCTACTGGTAAGATTGAGACTTTCAATGTGCTGGCTAGTCTATATAAAAATTAAAAATATTGTCTACACTTTCATACAATACGGCTAAATATTATAGAGGAGTTTATAATGCAAGCAAAACAAGCAAAACAAGTAAAAATAAATAAACCTAATACAGTGAAGGTTTCACAGTATATTCCTCAAAAATCAATAAGAAATGAATGTCTACAATCGTTAGAGATTTATTTTATAAAAGAGTCTGGGGAAACCGAATCCTACTGGCTCAAACCAAAAGAAATAATACAAATACCTTCCTCTGGAGTTACGTCTCAGTTGAAACTGCTTCAAGAGAGAAGAATGATAAAGATGAGAGACGTTTAGGAGATAGCTTATGCCATCATATGTAAGTCCAGGTGTTTTTGTAATAGAGAAGGATTTCTCACAGTATGCTCCTTCCGTCAATTCTTCTGTAGTTGGATTGGTAGGGTTCGCCTCTAAAGGTCCCACTAATAAAGCCACATTAATTACCAGCCCTAACAGGCTGCTCTCCACGTTTGGTGCTCCAAATGAGAATATTGACGGGCAAGCCTTAGAAGGGGCACTGGAGATATTAGAAACCACTAATAGTATGTATTTCATAAGAGCGGCTGGGTCTTCTGCTGCGGATGCTTCTGCTACTGTTGATTGTGGTTCTTGCCCTGCTATTGCGGTATCTAATGCTTACATTGGAACAGCGTCTGCGATGGAGCCATGGCGGCAAGAACCAACGCGGGGTGGAAATATTACATTTAGAATTCAAGTAACCGATAATGCTGGCGTTGAAAAATTTACCGCTCCAGGTAAGGAATTCTCTGTACCTTCGTCAACCATTACGGAAAATACAGATAGTTCCAGCCAAGGGATTGCGTTGCGGAAGATTATAGGAGGAGCACTTCAGACTGGGCATGTGAGTGTTGAGTATGATAGTACTACTAATGTGTCTGGTTATTTAGTAGGTGCATATGCAGGCTCTGGGGCTTCCATAAGTGTTTCGGCTTTCTCTGGTACTACTGCTGGAGCTACTCTTAGTGGTGCAACAATCCTTACAAACGTAACTGTATCGGGGACCACCTCAGGAGGAGGTGAGACGGGTATTAGGCGTCTCGTTAGTTCTCTGACCGTATATGGGAGTCAAATATCTAATGCATCGTCTACATCTGGATTTGGATACTTAGCTGAGTCCCTATACCCTGGAGCAGGGTATAATTTAGGAACTAAGTCTAATGGTGATACTAGTGGAAACAGTATTACTATTTCCAATGCTAATGGTCCATATTTTGATGTTAAGGTCAATGACGACGGAGTGACTCAAGAAACTTTCCGTGTATCCTTGGTCCAATACAAAGATTTTATTGAGAATGTTATTAATACTGGCGAGACCAACCTTACGTCTGAAGTTATCAAGGGCAACCTTTTAGCCTCAGGTACTAACTTCGCGGCGGCGGAACTTACTAACTATCAGAATACGATTTCTAGTATAGGCACCGCCTATCATTCCTTAACGTACAAAGACCCAGACACTGGGACGATAAGAATTGCTAGAGAGAAAGAGGGTACTCCAAAATTTGTGAAGCCTATTGAGGGGACCTATGGGATGAACTCTGGTGCTAACGGGACAGGGAATGCTGCTGCAAACGCAACAGCTTTGATCGGGGATGCTGCTACTGCTAATAAGACAGGAATGCAAGCTTTGGATGATGATGTTCTTAACGTGTCTATTGCAGCGGTTCCTGGAGTTTCTACGGAATCTGTGCAAAACGCTTTAGTAACGTTGGCCGAGTCTTCGCAAAACTTTATGGCAGTTGTTGCTCCTCCTTACGCTGTAGGGTCGGTTCAGGATGCTATTGATTGGTCGAACGGGCTGGCTACCAGTCGATCTTCGGCAATAAACAATTCCTACGCCGCTATTTACTGGCCGTGGGTTAAGGTGTTTAGTGTGCATGACGGTATTGATAGGTGGTACGATCCTTCCATTTTTGCTCTGAGGCAGATGGCTTATACTGACAATGTCTCTGAGACTTGGTTTGCTCCCGCTGGTTATATTCGCGGTCGGTTAACCAAGCCAAGTGAAGTGGAAGTCCGCCTCAATCAGGGAGATAGGGATTCACTATACTCAGGCGGTAATGTGGTTAACCCTATTGTAAACTTTGTACAGCAAGGTATTACAATCTTTGGTCAGAGGACCACTAAGAGAACTGCGAGCGCCCTTGACCGAGTTAATATTCGTAGATTAATGATTTACCTTCGCAAGGTGATTTTACAGGCTACTAGACAGTTTGTTTTTGAACCTAATGATGTTATTCTTTGGGATCAGGTTGAGAAAGTTTTAAATCCGTTCCTTGATGATATCAAAAGGCGGCGTGGTATTACGGAGTTCCGGGTCGTTTGTGATGAAACTACTAACACTTCGGCTAGGATTGATAGAAATGAGTTATGGTGTAAGGTCCTTTTAAAGCCTACTAAGGCAGCAGAAATCTTGATTTTCGAGATCAATCTTACCAACCAATCGGCTCAATTAGGAGGTTAATGAATTATGGCAGAACGATCAATATATAAGGGTCAGAGAGGGTTTGTTCCAGGGCAAGGTTTGCCTATGGTTTCTACGGACCTTGATTCAGTAAGAGCTTATCAATTTGAAGTTCAATTTGAAGGAGTCCCCACTGGTAATAATGTTGTTCCTGACGATCTTACTATAGCGGCAAAACAGGTTACTCAAGCCGGTATGACGGTTGAAGATATAGTTATTGATAGAGTAAATGATAAAATATATTATCCTGGGAAGGCGACTCCTGAAGAGATCACTGTCACTTTTGATAATTTATATCTTAAAGATACCGCAAATACTTTATGGGAATGGTTTCAGAGGACATATGACCCACTAACAGGCGAAATGACCAAACTATCCCCACCAGGGGCAGCAGGGGGTAACTCGTTTAAAGCAAATAAAATGAGTATTCTACAACTGAAAAATAACATGGATCCTCATACTTCAGTGGAATGTTATGGTGTTTGGGTCAAGGCATGGAAGACAGCAGAATTTAATTATTCCACCAACGAGTTTCATACTATTGAAGTAACTTTCCGTTATGATTTCATGGACCATGTTGGATCGAGTGAAATAACCGCTTAATGTTCTAACCGAATTTAATCTTAAGGCCCAACTTAGATTGGGCCTTTTTTTTATCATGCTATAATAGAGAATGAAGTATTACGAGCAACTCCTTGAAAGTTTTGATAAGCTAAAGAAGCGTACGTTTAAACTTACAATCTCGGAGCAAGCAGATCCTACCAATGATATTATTGCCTTACTTTCTAATGCACAAGTGGGGTCCTTTCAACCTCTCCCACCTCCTCTAGATAGTTTTAAAGTTAGACTATCTGATGATGGGTCTATTAATGTTATGGATTTGTCTATGCAAAGGCAAGCTAAAGTAACCAATCCGCAAGGGCAGAGAGTTGAAGAGTCAGGAACCGCAACCACGATTTGGCAGAATATGATTGCTGCCTTTACAGGACAAGAGCAAGAAGAGACGGGAACTCAGACAGCACCAAACGCAGAAGCAGCAGATCAAGTTATAGCGCAACAGCAGTATATTAGGCCAAATCCAGGGGATACGGCTATGCTTAATGGATTTTCAGATAAAGACTTACTGAAGCTATTTGGAGAGATGAGAGATACTGCATCCAAAATATGTGAAGGCGAGTTACGAAAATCCCTCGAAGCTATTAATAAGTCGTGTGCTCATTTTTTAAATTTCTTCGCGGGAGCAGCGTCACCTTCACTAGAAAGAGCATTTAGCCTTTCTAAAAGATTAAAGTATGTAATAGATGAGGATCAAAAAGTATTTGCCAGGACAGAATTTAATGAACAAGAGGTTCATGATGCGTTAGGGAATATTAATTGGTTACTAGAAAGTGTCGCATCAAAACAACCCATAGATGGAATGGAATTAAATAATAAATTTGCTGTCTCTGAGGATGGGTCTATTTTGGTAAAATTAGAAGGAGGGAATTCGGGTTTTATTCTTAGGGATAATCCTGGGGTCTACAAAACCTTATTGCAAACTGCTGGTGGTAGAATAAAGTTTGAAGATGAGCCTTTTGAGATGGCATCTTTTTCGAAGAAAGTTAATTCAGGCAGTGCTAGAGGCATTAGAGGGAAGATGTTAGAGGAAGTTTACACTGTAAGGTTAATGGCAAAAGCATGTATGGAAACTAGAAGTCCTGGAGTGGAAGAGGTTGGATCATTAGAATGTGGCTATTTTAAAAAAGCATTTGCCGATTTTACCAAGCATAAAGATAAATGGATGGAAGTACACGCATGGGCAATAGGCCACGAAAATGGGGATGCGATAGATTCAGATGACGCAGGAATATTTGAAGTTGTTAAAAAGTCAGGACTACAAGGAGAAAATTTAGATAATATACTTAGGTCTATGTTCTCTTTATCCAAAAGTATAGATGATAGCTTAGATGCTGCAATGTCTGTACCTGTCGGACTCACTGCTTATACAGGGGAAGGAGATAAAACAGATGTACTTTCCATGTGGACTACTAGAGAAGAGGCTGAAGCTGGATTAATTAATATAGGCTACACTCCTGAAGAAATAAGTGATAATCGCATGATTAAAACATCTACGGTCGACGCAGCATTTGATGGAGCAAAAGATTATTTGAGGGATTTTTGGAGACAGAAGTATGGAGAAAATCCAGTCTACTTCCATAGGACGGGACTAAAGCACTACGAGTCAGGAATGCACAGTATGCACGCAGGGACTAGGCAAATGGGAACATT